TCCTTACAGTGGTCTTATTGAACTGTTTGAGAAAAAAGGTTTGCTAGAAAAGCAAGGCAACAGACTCAAGTATATTGATCTAGCTGGTGAAGAGCATCTTGACTATCGTAAGGCATGGATGGAACCATCTAAGATGGATATGATTATGTCAGAATACAATGAGAAACTTGCGCCTGTGGTAAATACCGATGATGATATGCCCGAGATAGAGGCTGTCGCAGAAGCAGAACTTATTGAACAGGAGTAAAGTATATGGATAGTAGTCTTGTAGTTGACATGTGGAATACGTTTAAAGATAGTATTGATAAAAAAACTATCGAAACAACAGCCGAAACATTTGTAGATACATGTGCCGATTATGGTGCCGATGATCAAACGTTTAGAGATGCGTTAGGTAGTTGTGATATATTAGACAATGCTATTAATTATTATTTAGATCTTGAAGAAGATGTAGATGATGATGTCGAAGAATGGGAAGATTAAATGGGATATTACTCTGAAGTAGCTAGAGATATCAATAAAATTCCCACAGCAATTAAGTTCTTTGAAGATGAACTTATTGATGCCCGAGGTGAAGTAAAACTAAAAGGCAATGTTGAACGTGCCGCGGCAGAAATGCCCGGCATCGTTGAACACCGTTTTAATCAGTTACAAGAGATTGAAGCTATACTAAATTATCTAAATATTGAACTACGTAGACTGCGTAGTTCATATTTTAAAAAATATCTTGAAAATTATCAACGTGCTTTGTCTAGCAGAGATGTTGAGAAATATGTTGACGGCGAAGCAGACGTAGTCGACTATGAAAAGATTATTAATGAGTTTGCATTACTTCGTAACAAATGGCTAGGCTTATTAAAAGGTCTTGATCAAAAACAGTGGCAGATAACAAACGTTGTCAAACTGAGAGTTGCGGGTATGGAAGATGCATCAGTATAAATTCCAAATTCCAAAACGTTCTAAAGAGTTGCGTGGACAACTGTTTTCTTATCTTTATAAACATTGTGATGTAAAAACAATAGAAAGTCCAGAAGAAATTGAAACAGATAGATATCTAGCATTTAGTCATCCGTTTGAGGATTGGGTATTTGATACTATTACTCGAGATAAACGTATAAACTTTTTTCATTTAGATAACGGATATCTTGGTAACTACAAACATAAAACTCCCGAATATTATAGAATAAGTTATAATTCTTTACAGAATACAAAAGTACATCCTGTAAAGAATAGTAGAATTGATAAGTTAGAAATAGATGATGACTTATGGCGAGAATGGAATAATGAAGGCGAATACAACCTTTTAGTAATGCCTAATAACAGTAACATATTTAAATACTTAGGTGAAGATTACAATACATGGCGAAGAAATACAATATGTTGGTACGACGGCCTTCCAGAAAAATTAATAATTAGAGAAAAAGAAGGAAAGCGTAGACAACGTTTCCAAGAGATACTTCCTATGATGTTAAGAGCTAAAAAGGTAATTACATATCATAGTATGGCAGTAGTTGAAGCATTATGTTTAGGTAAACCAATTGAAGTATTAGGACAAAGTGCAGTACAACATTGGCAAAAAAATTATGGATTTGATAGAACACCAATGTTAGAACATATTGCACATAGCCAATTTAAAAGAGATGAATTTGCAAATGGTGATGCTTGGACAACAACATTTGAATATCAGGTAGGAAAATAATGTATACTGAAATAGATGGCTGGCGTTCACTTAAAAACGATATTTGTTTAAAGAGTGCTAAGAAACAAGGCAATGGCGATATCAACAATTATCAAAATATAGAATTAATGACAGCAATGAGTTACTGTGCTAAATGGCGCACAGCAGTTGATGTTGGAGCTCATGTAGGTATTACAGCATTTCAAATGTCTAAAAGTTTTGAGCATGTACATGCATTTGAAATTAATCCAAAAATTTATGAGTGTATGAATTATAATTTAGAAAATAAAATGGTTGGTAATGTTACAACTTATCCTGTAGGATTAGGTGCTAAAGAAGAATCAGTATCAATAAAAACAACAAATAAAAGTTTTAGTACACATGTACACCCAAGCCAAAAAGAAGGCAATATACCCGTAAAGCCTTTAGACTTTTTTAATTTAGAAGACGTTGATTTTATTAAAATTGATGCAGAAGGATATGAACCTTTTGTCGCACAAGGTGGGCTCGAAACTATTAAACGTTGCTCACCGATTATACTTTACGAATGTAAAGACCACCCAATGCGTTACGGACATAACTCCGAAACAATTAGACATATACTTGCACCACTTGGATATAGAATGATTAGAAAAATTGGTAGAGGAGAAAAGAATGCCATTATCGGACATAGGCCAGGGATAGCAATTGATGTTTAAACTTCCTGAATTAAGAGGACATATGTGTCCTAGAGAAGAAGCAAATATAATATATTTTAGTTGCGACTATGATTACTTTGATCGACATGGATTTGCACTCCAGCAAAGTATTAATAGAACAGTAGGCTGGGTGCATATACATTGTCATATAATTAACGAAGGAAATATCGATCACGGTGTCTTAAAAGACCTAATGGGTAGATACAAGTTTACATACACTTGGGAAGATACTAACGAACAATTTTATAAAGACTTACCTAAAAACAAAAGTATGATGGGCGAAGGAATGCAAATTTTTAAAACTAGTGATATAGATTATATTGCTAGACGTACATACTTGGCTAGTGTAAGATTTATACGCATGGCAGAAATATTTACATACCCACATCAAAGAATATTACAGATTGATTGCGATAGTATATTGCGTAACGGCTTCCACGGACATGAGTTTGAAGAAGTAACTAATGTTGTTGGTGTTATGCCTAAACCAAAAGAACAACACATTTTTATTGCTAGTGCATTAAGTCCAGGCATAGATACTAAAGGTATTGAATGGCGTAACCTATTTGCTAGAAGAATGATTACTGCATTTGAAAACGGATGTTATTGGTTTGTAGACCAAGTAGTATTACGACAAGTAATGGCTGAATGGAAGAATATGGGTAACGATTATAACCATATTGGATACAACTGGAATAGTTGGGGTATTAAAAAGAATAATATTTTTAGTACAGGTAAAGGTAACAAAAAAGAAGGTTTAAAGTTTAAACAAGCACAATTAAAATGGTTACCTCCACATTGGTATGATATAGTAATGAAAGAAATACAGGTACAAATAGGAAAATGAAGAAATCAAAATGGCAAGTCAAACGGGAGAAAGAGGCCGAGCAGAACAGCCAATTCGATCCTAAGATACACGAACTAAGTAAAGAGGGATACGGATTCCAGATGAAGAAAAACATCAAAGTAAGCCCAGAGGAACTGTCAGGCAAGAACCTGCCTTTCAAGTTAGAGAAGGACAAATGATCGGATACATAATCTATCTACCAAGTTATTCTAATAGTGTTAGCATGGCTAGTCGTGCATTAGAAACAGGAACTAATCATGGTTGGAACTTAGAATTATATGAAGGTGTCAACGGTATGAAGCAGGGACTTGCTGACTATAATATTAATGTATACGCACACAAAAAAGCACAACGCTTGCTTGCTCGTCCAGGTACACAAGGTTGTTTTTTAAGCCAATACCTACTGTGGCAAAAATGCCACACAACTAACACACCAATTTGTATATTTGAACATGATGTTGTTTTTAAAAAGCCAATAGGCGAATACGAAGACTGCGATATATACAAGTTTGAAGGATTTAAAAAAGCAAAACCTATACCTCCAGGTAACTGGTATGAAGGTGCTAGAGCTTATCGTATAACACCTACAGGAGCAAAGAAAATACTTGACTGGGTACATACAAACGGAGCAATGCCTGCAGACTGGATGCTGTGTGATGGAATTGTGGATATGCGTTTCGATAAGTATAATAAAGTTACATATAAAACAGACGTAAGTTTTACAAAGGATTTATCATGAAGAGAATGATTTATCAAGTAGCAGTTGGCGCACAAAGCAAACTGTACTTGCATTGTATTGAAAGTGTAAGACAATACTGTGCAAAATACGGCATTGAACATATTGTACAAAATGAACCAATCTTAAAAATTAGACCAGACATGGCTGTAACAGGACGTAGCAAAGAAGCAGTTGAACGTCTTGGTTACATGCCTATATACGAAAAAGAAAACGCATTTACACATTTACACAAATACGATCAAGTTGCTATTATTGATAGTGATATCTATATTAGACCAACTGCACAAAACATATTTGAAGACTTAACAAATGAATATGCATTTGGTGCTGTAGCAGAACGCGAACTACCTTGTGCTAAAAAATATAAAAGCAAAATTAGAAAATATTCAAAAGCCGCATTTGAAAATCTTACAGATGTAGATTGGAAATGGGATCATAGAGGTGCTGAGTTTTACAATATGGGAATGATGGTTATTAACTGTCAAAAGTTTTTACCATACTTAAAAGGACAAACAGCAGAACAGTTTATACGTAGACCAGAGTTCAAAGACTTTGTTGACGGCATTGGATATCGCAAATGGTCAACTGATCAAATGTTACTTAACTATTGGGTAAAGAAAGAAAAAATTCCTACACTTAATATGGATTGGAGATGGAACGGATTGTTTAAAGGTATTGACGATGCACAAATACCTAAAGCATATTTTATACATTTTTTCTTAAAAGATCTATTACCACAGAAGGGTGAGAATGTTGAAGATTTAATGCAGGTGATAAATTGAAACATTTAGTAATGAGAGCATATAGTACTGTAAAGAAAAACTTTCATTATGGTGCACCTGGATTAGGCGACAGAATACACAGTGTATTACTATCATACAATTACGGACTAATGGAAAATAGTCCTGTAACACTACACCTTACAAAGTATCAGTGGAACAGACACAAGCCCGAAAGTTGGCCAGAGATAGTAAGTTTATTCCCTGAAGGAAGTGTTATAATAATGCCACACCTTGATTTTGAACCAAAAGATAATGTAGACTTTGTTAACTATGTAAGGCGCACATACGATGGACATGCACAAATATATGCTGACTATCCGCAACGCTTTGAGCCAAAAGAAGGTATTGATCTTACAGCATACTTGAGACACTTCCCGCAATTAGATGCAGAGCCACAAGATATTAAACTTCCTAAAAAGTTTATTACAGTACAATTTGATAGTACTTCTAAAAAACGTATGATTAAACCTAAGCAACGTCAAGCAATACTAGACAAGTATAAAGACTATGAAGTAGTTGTAGTAGGTGGAGAATCAAAAGATGTATTATTAAGAGACAGTTTAAAACATATTGCATATGCTATGTCAAAGGCAACGTATCATGTTGGCGTTGACAGTGGCTTCTTACATATGTCACAAGTTTACTTTGCTCCAGAGAACATTCACATATATACACTGAGCCCTAAGGACCGCTGGAGTCATCACATGCATAGGGCCAAAGATAACGGGATTAAAATAAATGATGGTATCAATTGAAGTATCTGTTGGCGAATTATTTGACAAGATTACTATACTTAGAATCAAGCAAAACAAACTAACAGACCAAGACCAACTTGCTAACGTTAATAAAGAATTAGAATATTTAGAAGATAAAGCATTTAGTAATGATCCAGAAGTAAATGCTTTAGTTGAAGAATTAGAGTCAATCAACGAACAACTTTGGGATATTGAAAACAGCAAACGCGAGTGCGAGTCTAATAAAGACTTTGGTAGTAAATTTATAGAACTTGCTAGAAATGTTTATATCAAAAACGATCAGAGAGCAAAAATTAAAAAAATGATTAACATAATTACAAAGTCAGGTATTATAGAAGAAAAGGATTACACAAAGTACTAATGCAAAAACTTTTTATACACATACCAAAAAATGCAGGCATGACTATACGTGGCAGTGAAGTTTTTCAAGATAAAATACTTCCTGTAAATCGTAAGTGGATTGCAAATTTTAAAAACTTTAACAATGCTATGAAACAATATGGTGAACGTGATGTAAAAGGAGTTGAACATGCACGTTGGAGAGATGTTAGTAGCAGTATTACAGATCAATATCAAGCATTTGCTGTGGTACGTAATCCATGGAGTAAAGTCGTTAGTAGATATCTATTTGCTAAAGAAGCAGTACAAAGAGGAAACATAGATTCAACTTATGCTGATACAAGATCACTTGAACACTTTTTAGATGAACGTAACAAATGGTATGATAAAAAATATACATGGTATAGAGCTATACGAGGCTGGCATCCTCAGTTACATCATGTAACTGATTTAGAAGGTAATGTTCGTTGTGATATATTACGTGTAGAGCATTTAAAAGAAGATGTGCTCAAATATTTTAACATGACTGAAATGCCGCGTTCACGAAACGTAACAAGCATCAAAGAGGATTATAGAACTTTATACAACAGTAGAACAATGCAACTTGTAGCACAATGGTACAAGAAAGATATTGACTATTGGGGCTTTGATTTTGATACAGGAGCAAGGAAGAACACATGGGCGTAAGCAATTACCATTTAATTACATTTGGTTGTAGTCATACTTTTGGGCATGGATTGCCTGACTGTTGGTTTGACGGCAATAAGGTTGGACGTACTCCTAGCCAACTTGCTTGGCCTAACTTGTTGCAGAATAAGTTATCTATGAGATCTATTGATAACAAATCATGGCCAGGAAACAGTAACAAACAAATACTAAAATCAATTATTGATTATTCTAATTATAATAAAAATAGTTTAGTAATTATACTTTGGTCAAATTTCAACAGAAAAACAATCTACAAAAATCAAAAAGAATGTTTTTCTATGATGCCACATCATACTACACTAAGCAAAAAAGATTTGCCAGCAAAGATTTGGAACGATCCTGACAGGAAAAATATTGTAAGAAAAATTAGATCCTACTATGGAGAATATCACGAAGATTTTGATGCTATTTTTGATACGCTAGTATACGTAAATTATGCTCATGCATTTCTTAAGAGCAAGAGCATAAGAAGTTATCATTTAATTGCTGAACATGAATTAGACTTTGAAAGAGAGTATTTTAAAAAATTTAACATAACAGGAATAAATTTAAAAGAATTTGTTTGGCAAACAGATTATAAAATAGACGATGCATTAGATACACCTGTAGCACATCCAGGATTAAAAAGTCATAAACTATTTGCAGAAAATATTGAAAAGTGGTTTTTTAAATGAATATAGCAATTTGTGTAAGTGGTGTACGTAGTCCTAATAGTATTATTGTTGATCAATTAAAACAGAAGATTCCTGGTTGTAATTTTTATTATCATACGTGGACAAATAGAACTAATTTAATACCCAAAGAATATCATGATAGGTTATATACTATGCATTATCCTAAATGGCATTACCATCCAATGCAAGTAGACCCGCCTTCAAAACATGCAAAGTATGCACAGTATGTTAAATCTAAAAAACAGTTATTTGACGAATTATATTTTGGCATAGCGCCTATGATTGCACATGCAGATCTTGTAACTAAAATTCCACAACACCATGATTTAATTATTAGAGTTGATTGGAACACACAAATAGATAGACAAGTTGACTTACATAATTGGTTACGCAAGGCATATGAAAAAGGACCTGTAGGTTTTATGACAAGACCTAATAGAGGACCTAAGTTTGGATCAGGATTAATAGAAGAAGTTGATAAAACTAATCCACATGACGACTGGTACGGTTTTTTACCTTGTGATTTTTTAATACATCACCGTAAACACTTTGATCGTGCATTGGTGCGTAAGTTAGTTAAAGAACATAAACTATATCCGAATGAATGGGGTTGGTATCAAGTAATGAGCGAATGGACTAATGATATACATACCAGTATGCATGGATTTGTGCGGAAGATGAAATAAGTATTATTGTTATGATTTTTTGGATAGGTTTTACAGTTATGGTACTAAACGAAGGTTTTGTTATCATGCGACATGTTCATCCTTGGTTTGCAAATAAAAGAGATCAACTTATTAACAAATACGGAAGTAAGTGGAAGAAGTTTCACGCTACATTAGATTATGTTTGGATAGGTGGTGTTAGTTTAGGAATAATGATAGATATTTCTAATTGGAGATTATATGCAACAGTGTTAGCAACATTTTGGAGTGTAGTTGCAGTATGCGTATACTTACCTATGCTAATAAAGAAGTTAATAAAATGAAAATTGGAATAGGTGCATTAATTACAGCTATAATGGCACTTGTAGGTTGGATAGTAAAAAGATTAAGAAGGAATTAATATTATGATGTTTGGAAAAAACCCCGGCACTGATGCAACTTGGAAACGTATACCAGAAGGTAGTGTTGGTGCAGAACTAGGTGTATGGATGGGAGATAGTTCTGCAAAGTTTTTAAAACGTGCTGATCATATACATTTAGTAGATGCATGGGCACCTGAAGTATTTAATGGATCAAATGAATTTGGTGGCTATGACGCATACCTTGAACGTTATTCAAAACTTACAGGTGAAGCAACTACAGAAGGCTTTGAAAGATATTACAATAAAATTTATGAAGGTGTAAAAACTCGTTTTGCAAACAGTCCAGTAACAATACATCGCATGTCAACAGCACGTTGGTTTGATACATTCGATCAAAAACTAGATTGGATATATGTAGATGCAAGTCATGCATACGAAGGTTGCTTGCATGATCTTACAAGAGCAGTAAGTATGATAAAGCCAGGTGGCTTATTATTTGGTGACGACTATGGTCCTAAAAAGCCTGGTGTCAAAGAAGCAGTTGATCAATTTATAAAAAATACAGGTTATACATTGAACAATTTCCACGATGATCAATTTGAGGTACAATTATGATAATGGAGCAATTATTTAGAAAATACGGTTGTGAAAAGATTTGGCACAGCTATAGTGAATTGTACGAAGCAGACTTTGCACCTATACGTGACAATAAACTTAACATACTAGAAGTAGGAACTTTTAGAGGAGAAAGTATTAATGTTTGGTTAGAATATTTTCCTAATGCAACAATCTATACTATAGATACATTTGGTAGAGTAGCACCTGAAGACTTAGAGATGCTTAAAGATCCTAGAGTTACATATGCTAAATTAGATAGTACTGCACCTGAATGTAATAAGCACTTCAAAGCACTAGGACAACAATTTGACTTTATTATCGATGACGGACTTCATACACCAGAAGCACAACGTAAGACTTTTGAAAACTTAATTGAATTTACAAATACTTACTACGTAGAAGATGTATGGAATTTAGATAAAGTAAAAATGAGTCATCCTTGGATTAAAAGTCATGCAGAAGATTTTACATCTGAAAAATGGAATGCACTATTAGAATCAGTAAGCAAGTACACAGTTACTCACCATAATTGGATATCAAAGAAAAAGCAAGACAGTTATATATTGAAAGTCGTAAAGTAATGCAGGCATTTATAATTGCAATCCCTGGTCATGAGGATAGTCAACTACATGCAGATCGTTGTATACAAAGTATTATAGATACAAATAGTTGGATAGACGTACAAAAGTTTGATGCAATTACTCCTGATAATATGTGGGAAGTAAATTGGAAATGGCCTTACAGTAAAAAGAAAATATGTCCTAACACAGGCATGACACTTAAAGCATACAAGACATACGATATGTCCAAACGTATTGCGGCCGCAGGCAGTCATTATAGGCTATGGCAAAAAGCAATAGAACTTCAGCAACCTGTAATGATATTAGAGCATGATGCTATTTTTACTAGACAGTTTAAATCTTTTGATTTTGAAGGCGGCGCAATTAGTATTAATAATCCTGATCATGCTACATTCAACTGGAAACTATACGACAAATTAGATGACTCGGGCGAACAAGAAGTTCCTTGGGTAGCAGACGAAAGTATACCACAAGGACTACCAGGACATAGTGCCTATATTATTAAACCAGAAGCCGCTAAAGAAATATGCGAACTACAAGACATAGTTGGCTGGTGGCCAAACGATGCTATAATGTGTAAACAACTATGCCCGTGGTTACGTGCATACAAACCTTATTTTACTAAAGTACAAGGAATTAAATCAACAACAAGCAAATGATAAATTTATTAGAATATAGAAGCGACAGACATTTACAAAACTCTACAGGCGGAGAGCTTGAATGGGCGAGAGCTATTTTATTCAACGACTTTACTGATCAATGGTGTCAAGAACATAGTGATACAGTATATGCTATGGAGGGATATTTTCCTCCTAATGATCGTAAAACTTCCGAAAAGGTTGCTTTTATAAATTATTTAAATTTAAACAAGCGTGATAAATGTAAAATACTTGACATTGGCACAGGTGCAGGACAATTTGTAAAACTATGTAAGTCATTAGGACATGATGCAACTGGTACAGAAGTACAAAAACGTTTAGATGATCCTGTGTGTAAAATACATCAACACTATGATTTAAATTTATTTGAACTAAAACTTATGCCAAATGAGTATGCTAAATTACCTGAAACATATGATGTAATTACATTATTACGCACACAGTTTAATGACATTCGTACAAGAGAATTTAAAGAAGCAGACTGGCACTACTGGAAAGATAATATGTTTGATTATCTTCATCCAGGCGGACAGTTGTTCTTAAAAACAAATCTTAAGTTTCAAAAGTCTGTTATAGGCGGTATGCAAACAGAAATAATGAAAGCATTTGGTAAGCCTATTAAAGGTTTTAACAGCTACAC